TCAGGTAAAGCCTACGGAGGTTTAAGTTTTAATTATGCTTGTGAAAAATTAAATTTTGTAACTAAACATAACCACAGTCAAGCAGGTAAATTAATGGGTTTATCATCTTATATAAATCAAGAAGAAAAATATAATTTAAATAAAGAAGATGTAGAGTTGGCTGATTATATACAATCCCAACATTTTAAAAACTTATGTGAATTAGTAAAAGGATGTTTAGAATTAAGTAAATCTAAAAATATAATTTTAAGTGGAGGATGCGCATTAAATTGTGTTAATAATTTTAAGTTAGTTAAAGAATTTCCAGACTTAAACTTTTTTGTTGATCCTATTCCAGGAGACGAAGGAACAGCTATAGGAGTAGCTAAATATATTAATGATTACAAATGATTTAAAAAAAGCTGTTGAAATCTTATTAGATAATAAACCTTTAGTAATTTTTCAAAAAGGTGATGGAGAATGGGGACCTAGAGCATTAGGTCAAAGATCTATTCTTTTTGATCCACGAAAAGAGGAGGCTAAATACATTATTAATAATTTTAAAGGAAGAGAATTTTGGAGACCTACTGCTGGCACAGTATTATTAGAATATGCTAATTTGTACTGCCATGGGAGTTCTTTAATGGAGGTGTGTCCAGAGGACTTAAAGCTGAGATTGGAAAAGATTTTGGATAAATTGAGAGCCTTTTTGACAGCGTTTAAGGAGGCAAAAGTATCACTTCATGACAATTGCTTCTATGATCTC